AATGATCTTGCAGAATTTATAGAGCACTTGCAGGATGTAAAATATCACATAAGACCATTTGAAATGGCAGAGGCTATAGTCCCTTTTATGGATGATTTGCGGGGCAAGGATTATGCTAGAAAAATTCAAGACTATGTAAAGTCTGATTTTAATTTTCAATCAAAGGATAAGGTATAATAATATTATGTATGAATATCATGTAAAGAAAGTTTATAAAGTAGTAGATGGAGATACGATCGATGTTGACATTGACTTGGGCTTTAATGTTTCTTACTTCCAACGTGTCCGCCTTGCAGGCATTGACACCCCAGAATCTCGCACAACAGACACATATGAAAAAGAATTAGGACTACAGTCTAAAGAATGGCTTAAGAAGAAATTAGAAGGTGCCGAAGGCATTGTTATTAAAACACAAAAGCCAGATTCTTCTGAAAAGTATGGTCGAATTTTAGGTGATCTTCACATTAAAGGTTATGATAAATCTCTTAATCAAATGATGGTAGAAGAAGGTTATGCATGGTCTTATATGGGTGATACCAAAGTTAAAGACTTTCCAGCACTGTTAGCAAAAAGAAATAATAAGGCATAGTTATGCAAGATATTCCATGGACTTTTGGAATAATAACAACATATCAAGATAAAGATAGACTATTACATATTATTAAAAGTATTCGTGATTTAAACATTCCAGAGTATGAAATACTATTTGTTGGTGGTGGAGATAGTGAAGGTATATCAGGTCCAGATATTCGTAAGGTAGACTTTGATGAAAATCAAAAACCAATGTGGATCACTAAAAAGAAAAACATATTAGCACAAGAATCTAAATATGACAATGTAGTTATTATGCATGACTATCATGTGTTTGATATTAATTGGTATCAAAGTTTTAAAGAATTTGGAACAGATTGGAGCATTTGTTCTTGTCCTCAATACTTAATTACAGGTGCTAGAAATCCAATGGATTGGTCTTTATGGGATAAACCAGGCCACGGTAGAGCATGGTCATTAAACTATGATGACTGGTCACAAACACAGTATATGTATATATCTGGTGGATTTTTTATAGTTAAAAAGCACGTTATGATAGAAGAACCTTTAGATGAATCTCGTGGTTGGAACGAAGAAGAAGATGTGGAATGGTCAATGAGAGTTCGTAATAAATATGTAATGAAGTGTAACGGAAAGGCAATTGTTAGACATAACAAATGGCATAGACATGCAGGTCCAAATCCAAATGAACAATAAACTAATTATATTTGATCTTGACGGGGTATTGATAGATTCAAGAGATATTCATTATGATGCTTTAAACAGTGCATTAGTAAAGATTAATCCTAAGTTTGTTATAACTAGAGAAGAACACTTATCAAAGTATGATGGACTTGGAACCACAATGAAGTTAAAAATGTTAACAGAATTAAAGGGTTTGCCAGTAGAGTACCACGATCAAGTTTGGAAAGAAAAACAAAAACAAACAATAGATATTTTGCAAAAGTTACCAGTAAATAAAACAGCCTTATCGATAGTTAAAAAATTAAAACAAGATGGTTGGAAAATTGCGGTAGCAAGTAATGCAATTAGAGAAACTGTTATAACAGCATTAGATGCAATAGGCATATTAGGATATATAGAATACATTGTAAGTAATGAAGATGTTAAGCATCATAAGCCATATCCTGAAATGTACTGGAAATGCATGACAGCATTAAATGCTTTGCCTCAAAATACAATTATTGTAGAAGACTCTCATATTGGTAGACAAGGGGCTATAGCCTCTGGAGGGCATCTATATGGCATTAAAGATGCAGACGACTTAGATAAGGATAAATTCTTTGATATGATAGATAGATTCGAAATGAAAGGAAAAAACCAAGTGCCCTGGAAGAATGAAAAGATGAATGTGCTTATACCAATGGCTGGTGCTGGATCTAGATTTGCACAGGCAGGATACACTTTTCCTAAACCATTGATTGAAGTAAAAGGTAAGCCTATGATTCAAATGGTTGTAGATAATTTAAATATAGATGCTCATTATATATTTATAGTACAAAAAGAACATTATGAAAAATATAATTTAAAACAAGTACTAGGATTGATAAAACCTGGGTGTGACATTGTTACAATAGATAAAATAACTGAGGGTGCTGCAGTAACAACTTTATTAGCAAAAGAATATATAAATAATGAAGAGCCACTACTAATTGCTAACTCAGATCAAATAGTTGAATGGAATAGCAATGAGTGTCTTTACGCATTTGGTGCAGATGAAATTGATGGTGGTATTTTGACCTTTAAAGCAACTCATCCAAAATGGTCTTATGCTAAAATTGGTGACAACGGATTTGTATCAGAGGTAGCAGAAAAAAATCCTATTTCAGATAATGCAACAGTGGGTATTTATTATTGGAAGCATGGATCAGACTATGTTAAATATGCTTACGAAATGATAGATTCGAATATTAGAACAAACAATGAATTTTACGTTTGTCCAGTATTCAATCAAGCAATACAAGATGGTAAAAAGATAAGAGTAAAAGAGATAGAAAAAATGTGGGGTATAGGAACCCCAGAAGATTTAAACTACTACTTGGAGAATAACTAATGAATAGAAACAAACAAGATTATCTAAACATGCAAAATAAATATTATGATCAATATGCTGCGATATGGAGTCTACAATTTAAAGATCCAGTAGTTGGATCATATGATGGTCACAATAATTGGGCAGACTACGACACATATTTGTTTAAAGACTTTGATACAACAGGAATGGTGGCCTTAGACTACGGCTGTGGTCCAGGTAGAAACTTAGTTAAATTTAACAATAGATTTAAAAGAATTGATGGAGTAGATATATCTAGCATTAATTTGGAAAAGTCAAGAGTAAACTTAGAATACAACAATATGCCTATTCCCAACCTATATCATACATCTGGGGATAATCTATCGATGATAGAGGATAGTGTATATGATGTTATGTTTGCAGTTATTTGTTTTCAACATATTTGTGTACATGAAATTAGATTTAATATATTAAAAGAAGCATATCGTGTACTAAAACCAGGTGGAAGACTTTGTTTTCAAATGGGATATGGTGGAAAAGAAAATATTCCTACGGCAAAATACTATGATAATGTTTATGAGGCAGCAAGCACAAATGGTCATGCCGATGTTAGCATTACAGATGAAGAAGAATTGAAGGATGACTTACTAAATAAGATAGGATTTAAAAACTATAAATCAGATCTTAGACCAACTGGCCCTGGCGATAATCATCGTCAATGGATCTGGGTTCAAGTTGAAAAATGATTTACATAGCACATCGTGGTAATTTAAACGGACCAATACCAGAACAAGAAAACAATCCAGAGTATATAGACTATGCACTTTATCATGGATTTGATGTAGAAGTTGATCTTAGAGTTTCTAATGGAGTTTATTATTTAGGTCACGACAAGCCACAATATAAAATAGATTTGGCTTGGCTAGAAGATAGACAACATAAACTTTGGATACACTGTAAGAACAACGAAGCATTATCTGTCTGTATGGATAACTATTTGCATTGTTTTTTTCATAATACAGATGACTATACAATAACAAGTAACTCATATGTTTGGGCTTACCCAGGCAAATTAAAAGCATCAGAGTCATGTATCTTAGTAATGCCAGAACTGGGGCACGGAACAAAGTTTCTTAAAGGATACGGATATGCTGGAATATGTTCAGACTACATAGAAAAAATAAAGGGTAGGAAAAATGTTAAAACCAATTGATTATAATAAACATTTTGTAATAGGAACACCATTAGTTGCTTGGAAATGTGATAAAAAAGAGCATATGTCTTGGCTTGAAGATAAGATGAATATTATAAATATGTTTCCAAATGTTAAATTTTTTGCTTCTTTTGAATTAGACAATAGAGGTTTAGAGCCATTTGCTGATGTCATTAGTGCATTAAAAGAAGTTAATGGAGATTATTGGACTTATACAATAAACGATATGCAGCCAAAAGTAACTTCTCAAAATAGATGGATAAGAATTGAAACAGGTCGTAATTTAATTAGAGAGTTTGCACAAAGATATAGAATAACTAGCGGCCATCATTGGGGAGAGGATTGTACTGAAGAAAATTTAGGGGTAATAAATTATCAAGCCGTCTTATATGTAGACTCAGATATATCTTTAAATGCTCAAATTATTGAAAAACTATTAGAAGTAGATAGACCATTGGTTGGTGTTAATGTTCCAGAATATGGTTTAAATGGAAAACAAATTAGTCAAGATCCGCCAATACAAGAGCATTGGACAACAGCAGGAATGCTTTTAGTAAATGCTCCAGCGTTCTACGATTTGCCTTGGTACCATAATTCTTATTTAAACTTAAGTGATGATCCAACATTTCAATCTATGGCTGAGAGGCTATTAAGAAGAGAGGGTCTTAACAATATGACAGATCCTTATGGAATGACTTGGGTTAGAAAAGATATACAAGCACATCATAAAGGTCAACTTCTTTCAGTAGAGGATAGACAAATACCAGATAGACTGGTATAATATTATAGTTACCCTGCCGAATGGGGGGTAGCAAATAACTCGCTGAAAAGGAGGCAAAAACATGGTAAGTTCACTAATGCGACAAATGCAACTAGAACCTTTTTTCTTAGGTTTTGATGATGCATTTAATCAGTTGATGGGATTAAAAAATGACCTCAACAAACATATCTCAAATTATCCACCTTACAACATCAAAAAAATTGATGACAATGAATTTGAATTAGAATTCGCTGTTGCTGGTTTTGACAAAAAAGATGTCAAGGTCATGATGGATATGGGCAAACTCCGTGTTTCTGGAACAATTGGGGAGAGAAAAGATGCTGCAGAATTCCTACATAAAGGAATTGCTACACGATCATTCTCATCTACATTTGCTCTAGGAGAACACGTTGAAGTTGAATCAGCCGAGGTAGAAAATGGACTACTTAAAGTACGTCTAAAAAAATATCTACCAAAGCATTTACAACCAAAAGAAATTGTAGTAAAATAATAGTATTCCTTTTAGTAGGGGAATCATTGGTGGCGGGGTTGACGGTATAGTCCCCCGCTATCATCTAAGGATAGGAAGAGTATGATAATCCAGGTTATAGGGTTGCCAGGTAGTGGTAAAACAACATTCTCAAAAGAATTATCTGAAAGAATTAATGCTATACATCTTAATGCAGATGAGGTAAGAAAAGATTTAAATTCTGATTTAGGATTTACTAAAGAAGATAGGGTAGAGCAAGCAAGAAGAATGGGTGCTTTATCAAGACTGTTATCTAATCAAGATCAAATAGTTATAGCAGACTTTGTGTGTCCAACTTTTGAAACAAGAAAAGCATTTGGAAAACCAGACATATTAGTTTGGGTAGATAGAATTAAAGAATCTAGATTTGAAGATACAAACACTATGTGGGAAAGTCCATTATATTGGGATATGAAAATAGAATTTGGTAGCACAGTAGAAGATTCAATATATGAATTTATAGATTTGTTTGGGTTTACTGATTGGAAAAAACCTACGACTCTTATGCTTGGCAGATACCAACCATGGCATGAAGGTCATGATGCATTACATTCAGAAGCAGAAAAGAGAACTAAGCAGGTAGTTGTTGGTGTAAGAAGTACATCTGGAACTTCTGTTAAAGATCCATTATCTTTTAATCAAGTAAAAGAGGGTATCCATAAATATAGGGATGATGCTTTTATAATGAAGATGCCTAATATAACTAACATAGTTTATGGAAGGGATGTAGGATATTTAATAGAAAAGGTAGAATTACCAGATCATATTCAAGCAATCTCTGCTACTGAAAAAAGAAAGCAAATGGGCTTGTGAGTGTAACCAGAAGAAGATCTTTTGTAAAAGCATTAACTTGGAGAACAACTGGTACTCTAGATACATTTATAATATCTTTATTAATAACAAAAAAACCTTTTATTGCTGCATCAATAGCCAGTGTAGAAGTATTAACTAAGATAGTTTTATATTATTTTCATGAAAGAATATGGAATAAGATAAGATGGGGAAGAGTTAATGATAAATGAAACCAACCTTATTCCAAACAATACAATAGTAGTAGTAACAGATGATGATAGATTTAATAATAGAATTAATGAGGTTGTTGAAGGTTTAGATAAAACTAGAGATTGGTTTACTAATGAATTTTATCATTGTTTACCAATTATAATAGGAAATCAATACGGATTTGGTATCAAGTCAACTAGAACTTTTGAAGTTGTTTGGTCTGGAAAAACAAACCACACTGCTACAAAAATTAAATTTTTAGATGAAGAAAATGATATCCAGTCAGTTGCATCACATTTTGGTAGCGGCATTATAACCTTTCAAAATAGATTTCACTTTAGAACTTCTCCAGGAATAAACTTAATTACAATGCCAGCACCAAACCATATGATACCTGGAATACAACCTATGACTGCTGTAATAGAATCTGACAATTTAAGAAAAGATTTTACATTTAATTTAAAAATAACTATTCCAAATCAAAGATTGATAATAAATAAAGGTGATTTTATATCTGCAATTATGCCAATTAAAAGATATGAGATTGATAAATACAAGATAGTTGAGGCAAACCAAATATTTAATGATGATTTAATAAAAGCAGAAAGAGATGCTATTGACAAGTATAACGAGATAAGATCTCAAAAACACCTTAGAAAAGGACCTACTAAATTATATATGATGGGTAAAGATCAATACCAAAACAAATTTAAAGACCACCAAAAGGTTATTGACAAGGGGATTAAAAAGTGATATTATTGATACCTAACAGATTGGATATATATGGCACTTCATAATCATGTATTAATTAATGGATATACTTTGCTTCCACCAACAGATGAAGAAAAGACAAAGGTTTGGATGCAAGCCTTAGTAGACTCTATTGGAATGAAAACTATTCAAGGCCCATTTGCATCTTATGTAACTAAAGAAGGTAATCGTGGACTTACAGCAGTAGTTATGATTGAAACATCTCATATTGCTATGCATGTTTGGGACGAAGGCGATCCAGCATTTATGCAGTTTGATTTGTATACTTGTTCAACACTTCCAGTAGAAAAAGTAGTTAAAAATTTAGAAGATCACTTCGGACTCTTTAATCATAGTGTATTAGTATTAGAAAGAAGTGAAGGATTTAAAATTGTTGCTGAAGATAAATGGGATACACTAGCATGACCATGCCTGATTGGTCAAACTGGGACTCTCACAAATTATTAATTGAAGCAGAGTATAAAAATAGAATGGACTTCTTTGAATGGCGTGATCTAGGTCTTGCCAATAAGTGGATATCAGAACCGTTTTGCGATACCCATGATACAGGATATATGACAGATGAAGAAGAACAGGCATGGGAAAACGGAGAAGATCCATGTATGGTTGTGTTTAGAGTCTGGGAAGACAACATTGAATTACCAGAGGGTCAAGAAAGTTTATTTGATGAATAAAGGTTATGTGTTAATAGACTTTTGGGCTGATTGGTGTCAACCATGCAAATTAATGAATCCAGTTATAGATCAGATAGAAAAAGACTATCCTAATCTAAAGATTGTTAAAGTTAATGCAGATGAAGATGTAGCAATGGTTCAAAAATATAATATAACTAGCATTCCAACATATGTATTAGAAAAAGATGATGGAGAGATTATATCCTTTGCTACTGGTGCAATGCCAAAATATAAATTTATAAAAGATTTTGGATTGGACAATTTATGAGACAACTTCTTAATGGTTTAGCAATAGATGAATTAGCAAAGCCTGTACATCTAGCCGTAATAACAAAGTGTCCTTGGAAATATACCCTTATTGACAATGAGACAGGCAGAGTATATACTGGTAGTGATGAAGACAACTTACACCTTCCTGGGTATGTTTTATGGAAAGAAGTTAAATGATAATTGAATTAGAACCATGGGAATATGAACATGCCTATAATGTAGGAATTAAAAGATACATAGCAAACTGGAATAAGGCAGATAGAAAACACTATGAAAATAAAAACAATAAAGAAGAAGAACGTAACGCTAGTCCAGGATCTGCAATTTGTGAATTAGCAGTTGCTAAGTATACAAATCAATACTGGCATGCATCTATTTGGCATGAAAGTGAGCATCATAAATATAAAAATATGCCAGATGTAGGTAAAAATATAGAAGTAAGAAGAGTAAGAACTCAATCTGGACCTACTGTTAGAGAGTATGAATTAAACAAAAATTTGATAATTTGGGGTGCTGCTATAGTTTTAGATGATATAAAAACTAAAAAAACTGAATATAGAAAAGTAAAATTGTTGGGTTGGATTTTGGCGGATGAAGGCTGGGAAAAGGGTATTAAAACCGACTGGGGTAGAACTATTCCTTTAGAACTGTTAAATAAAGACTGGATAGAAGAAGAATGAAGTTCGGCGAATATATGTATGAAATGATCATGCAATTAAGTCCCTTAAATAAGATCATGGCATTCATAGGATTTTGCCTATTGACTTTTGCTGTTGTGGTCACTATACTTGATTATAGAAATAAAGGTAAGCACATAGATAAGAAAAGGTGGTAGTGGTGTCTGAAGAATTTGATATTGCAAACTATCTTCGTGAGGATAGGGAAGCACAGGATCTTAAGTTAGATAAGATTGTTTTTGATTCCTTGCATCGTAGAGAGATTATGATGGCTCAAAGGATTATTGATGAGAATACCCTTTGTTTGTCGGGGGTAGAACCTTGTGATTTTTGTAGAAAAGAATTGGACGTAGAATGATATATTATATAGCCTTGTTAGCAACATTACAAGTAGCGTACATTTGTTATAAAGAGTATAAGAGTTGGCAAAAAAATAATATATGGTAATCAAAAGTTTGGGTTCGTCTAATGGTCGGACTCCTGCCTCCGAAGCAGGTAATATAGGTTCGACTCCTTTACCCAAAAT